GCAATTGGAAGTTACTCACACGCAGAGGGTTACTATACATCAGCAAGCGGAGACTACTCCAATGCTCAAGGAGAGACTACTAAAGCACTGGGATATATTTCACATGCAGAAGGATTTAATACAATTGCATCTCAACAAGGTTCTCACGCTGAAGGCGAGAGGACAGTAACAAGTGGATACTACTCACACGCAGAGGGTTACTATACATCAGCAAGCGGAGACTACTCCCATGCAGAAGGTGTTTTTGCAATTGCAGCTGGATTATCTTCACACGCAGAGGGTCAAGGAACAATAGCCTCAGAAAGCTATTCACATGCAGAGGGTCTTAGTACAATAGCATCAGGACAAGGTTCGCATGCAGAGGGTCAGTCAACAATAACATCAGGAAGCAACTCACATGCAGAGGGTCAAGGAACAACAGCCATAGCACCAGCCTCCCATGCAGAAGGTGGTAATACAATTACAGGATATCCCGGCACTGCAGTCGCATTTGCTTCACATACTGAAGGATTTGGTACGAATACACTCGGTAACTATTCACACGCAGAGGGTTTCCAAACAACAGCAAGTGGAATTGCTTCACACACAGAAGGTAATCAAACAACAACAATTGGAGGCTATTCCCATGCAGAAGGCACTTACACGACAGCATCAGGAATCTACTCACACGCCGAAGGTAGTGGATCTATAGCATTAGGAATAGCGTCTCACGCAGAAGGTAGTAACACAATAGCATCTGGATCATATCAGCACGTAGAAGGTCAATTTAATACACATGGAGACAATACTTCATTACTGATTGTAGGAAACGGAACAGCATTAGCTCGTAAAGATGCATTTAAAGTTAGAATGTCCGGTTCAATTGTATTACCAACCACTCAATCAGTAACTCCTGCTTGGACTGGAGTTGATGGCGAAATGGTATTTGCAACAGTAGCAAGTAGCCATTTCTTTTATGTATGGATGTCAGGAGCATGGAAGTCTGGATCATTGCAGTAATAGAATTAATTTTATAAATAAATTATAGTATACTGTTGACTTTCTGGTTAAAAATCCGTATAATATAGTATATTAACATTATAAAATAAACTAATATGTTTTCAACAATTTTACTATTTACAATTACAATGTCATCCATTGTTTTATCCTATTACACTTACAAGTACTATTACAAAGTAAAAGAATTAGAATTAAAACTAAAGATTACTAAAGATTACGCAAACAAAAAAGCAATTGAAACTTTCGATGCTAAAACTGCAGCGTTTAATAAGCAAGCAGCTAAAAAAGCTGTAATTCAAGCTAAGGTAGAAACTACAGTGCAAGAGTCTATTGAACCAGTAGCAAAAAAGAGCAGAAGAAGAAAGAAGAAAGTTAACAATACGCAGCCATGAAATGTTTTGCAGGCTTAGTTGGTAATTACTTTCTTAAAAAAGCAAGTAAAGAATTACAGTTAGCTCAGACAACAATATTACGTGGAAACAGTGCTAGTTCAATTGAACCACTAACTCCAGTTAGTTGGTTATTTTCGCATAAAGAAAAGCGACGTCAATTCAAAGCAATATGGGATCTTTTCGAAATGGATCAATGTATCTACGAAGATGAAGATTTTTTATGTAAAGATTCAATTAGCATAGTAGAAGATGATAATATAGCAATTTTATGTTCAACTAATAAAAAACTAGTCAATCAGAACATATCTTATTATTATCAAGTTCACGGTGACTGGTGTTATTACAGAACAAAAAAACGCATAGATAATCTGTTTGTTTATATTGCAATCATGTGGAGGGCTTTTCCAAGCTCTCCTTTTTCATTAAATTAGGATTTTAGGTAAAAAAGTTGTATAGTTACACTATATGAGTACTATAAGAAAACAAATCGAAATGCACACAATAGAGTGCAAGAGCTGTGGTGCTGAAAAAGTAGCACCTACCAAAGTCACAGGCTATACATGCGCTGATTGCGTTATAGAATTATGGGATCCTGCAGACGCTCCTAAAGCAAAAAAGTCAGTAGGATATCCCCCAGGCTGGAAGTTTATGAAGCAGTTTGTTCATGAGCGAGGATCCGTGTACTTTAAAGGAGTAGAGCAAGTAAGTCTATTTGGAACACTACCAGCTACGCCTTTGAAAGTTAAGCAAAAAGATACTAGATCAAAAGCACAAAAAGCTGCAGACAAGCAAGAAATACTAGTGCAAATTAGCACACTACGAAAGCAAGTCAAAAAAGAAGTACGTACAACGTACCGTCGCAAATTAGAAGTTCAACTTAAAAAATTAGAGAAACAGTTATGAATTACACAGCCGAAGAGTTATTAGAAAATTTCAATCAATTTATCAATAAAATTGAAACCAACATTAAAGGAGAGCGAGCAAAGCAGCTAATCCAACTCCACATGGATCACCAAGAACGAATTATGCTAATGCCAGCTAGTGGTAACATTAACTATCATAACTGCTTTATTGGTGGTTATGTTGATCACGTTATTCGTGTAGTTGATTGTGCAATAAGAACACATGAAGTATGGAAGGATATGGGAGCTACTATAAATTATACAGTAGAGGAGTTAGTGTTTGCTGCAATTTGTCATGATTTAGGAAAGATAGGTACAGAGCAAGCAGAGCAGTATGTGCACAATCCATCTGATTGGCATAGAAAAAACCAAGGTAAGCTATACACAAATAATCCAGTAAATTGCTTTATGACTGTCCCAGATCGAAGTTTAAAATTACTAGCTGATCGAGGTATTACTGTTACTGAAAATGAGTGGTTTGGAATCAAATTACATGATGGATTATACGAAGAGGCAAACAGGCCTTACTATATAAATTACAATCAGGACAGCTCTCTACGTACCAATCTACCGTACGTATTACATCAAGCAGATTTAATGGCTTCTAGGATTGAAAAAAATAAATTAGAAACTAATACTGAAGATATCACCAACGTTAGTAAGCCAACTTCTTCAAAAAAGACTCAAGCTACTGCAACTGATAAGGACATTGAGTCTTTAAAGAACGTATTTGATTCACTATTCAATAACGATTAAAATGATCTACATAACCATAACACTAGCAGTATTAGTACTAGTATTAACCTACCTAGTGTACGTTCAAAATAAAAAGTATAATAACCTATTAAAGTATGCAGAAATGTATGTTCAGTTAATAGGTGCAATTGCTATACGTACACAAAGCACTTATGATGAGATGGTAGAGATTGATAGGTTAGGCGCCTTTCAAGCAGACGATGAAGTAGGTATAGTCTTCGATGAATTAAAGCAAAACATAACAGATCTTAATGAATTTATTACAAAATATGTCAACACAGGAACCCAAGAAGAGAGTACGAAAGGTTAAGAAACAATACTTTGGCCCAGAAGTAGATGTAAGTATTGCACGATATAATGCAACTGAGTGTACTATGGAAAAGAGTATTATTTACGAAAGAGAAATAAAACAACCAATGGAAAAGCTGGTTGAAAACATTATACATACTTTCAAATTCTACTACACAGACAATGCACCGTTACATCAAGTACAGCACGATGTAGTCTCTTTCTTAGTTGAAAAGTTGCATAAGTTTGATCCTTCAAAAGGAAGTAAGGCTTTCAGTTATTTTAGTATTGTAGCAAAGAATTATTGCATTCTAAAAAATAGAAAAAACTATAAAAAGTTAATTGAACACAAGCGTGTAGATATTGATGAAAATTATGAGTTTGAAGTAACAGAGGAGCCAGAGGTGGTTAATTTGGATGATTTTATTAAAAAGTATTTAGACTATTGGGATGCTAATATTGATCAGTACTATCCAAAGAAAAAGGAAAGACAGTTAGCAGAAGCAGTATTAGAGCTTTTTAGAAAACGTGATCGCATAGAGTTGTTTAACAAAAAAGCATTGTATGTTTACATCCGAGAAATGACAGATGCAACGACACAGCAAATAACAAAAATTGTTAAGCAAATGAAAAATGGATACAAAAAAATATTTAGCGATTACCTACTTTTCGGATATATTCCAAAAGACAAAACTTATGAACTGTGATAATTTCAGTATCTAAAGAGGAGCTAATTGGAGTGATTCTCGAGGAGATGAAAGCTTGGGAAAGTGTTGGAGGAGGACCTAATTATCAAGCGTTTGATTTTGATCCTAAGGATGTAGATGTTGATGTATTAAATGAATTAGGTTATTATACCAATAGGGAAGCTTGGATTGCAGGTGTAAGAATTAAACATTTAAACATTTATCTCAGCGAGATTCAAGCACAGCAGTCTCGATAATAAAAAACATAACTACAAACTATTTATTATTAAATAAACAGTATGGATAAGGATGAGATATTATTTGACAATAAATCGTTTTCTGATTTAATGAGAGATATATACACAAATACCAAGAAAAAAGAAACACAAATTACTGGTTTGATTGATCAATTAAAACCAATGATTCGTAATATGACAGATGCAACAATGATGGTACCTTTAATAAAAGAGTACCTTGAGGTGTCAGTTAAAAACGATGACAATCTAGTAAAGTTAACAGCGATTGTACAACGATTACTCGTATCTAGTAGCAAAGCAGGATCAGCTGACAATGATAGTTTGTCAGAAGAAGAAAAGAGGCAATTACTATCAGCAGCACAAGATTTATTAGATCAAACTAAGTAGACATGGGAGTATTTGACGGCTTAAATGGATTAGCAGGAGGTGGCCAAAATGGTAATTTAAACCAGTACATTCCAACTCCAAAAATTATAATTGGTCACGTGCTTGAAGTATGTTTAGACGAATCTTCTGATTTGTACAAAGGCACTGATACAAATATAGGAGCTCTTCGCTTCCGAGATGTATTTGGACCTCCAACCAAAGATATAGCAAGAGAGAGAGGTAATATAGCCTATCCAGCAGACCGATCAAATTATAAAATACCACTCCCTGGTGAGCAAGTTGTTATATATCAAGCATACTCAGATAAAATAACACCAACAAATGCTAATGCACCAGGTTTTTTTTATGGATCTATAATTATGAATTCGGCAAATATTACAACCACATCATCGCCTTTTGTAGGAATTGATCCAAACCTATTGAATCCATTAAACCTAAAATCATTTTCATATACCCAATTACAAAGGAGATTTGATGGAAAGTTTAAAAACATTGAAAATTTTAAAGACGTCACAGCAAAGCCAATTATACATAAACAATTACGTCCATTTGAGGGAGACTATATTATACAAGGAAGATATGGCAACAGCCTTAGGTTTGGAGGAACACCAGCAGATCGTAACGCAGACGACAATGCAGAGTGGGCTGAGAAAAAAGCAGGTCAGCCAGGAGATCCAATTATTACAATACGCTTAAGTAACGAAACAATCAAAGCAAATAAAGCAAACAACGAATTGTACGATATTGAAGATATTAACGAAGACGCAGCTTCTATATACCTAACATCAACACAAGAGCTTCCAATCGAATT